TGCTCAAAGATATGGAAAGAAAGGTTCTAGAGAAGATGCTCGAAAAGATCTTTTGAAAGTGTTACATTATGCAATAATACAACTACATGTTCATGATCAAGAATTATAGGAGATAACATGACAAAACTAAGAAATGGAACTAAGAAATACGTATCACCAATGTACACACCAGTCGTTGGTCCTGTAAAGCTTGGAGTTGATGCATACCAAACATTACTTTCAGTTGAAAAATCTCCACTTCGAAAGATGCCACCGATGGTTGGACATCTTGTGTTTACAGTCTTAGCGTGGATGTGGAGTGGAATATTTGGTCTCTATATGGGAAGCTATATGATATGGGGAATAAGTGCAATGGGTCACATGATTTTAATATCTGGTGCTTTTTTAACTTACGTTGTTTGGCAACAAGCTGATAAAGGTAATAGTGAAAAAGGATTCTACAACGGCAGAGGAGCTGGTGGTGAACATAATTAAAAAAAAGGTGTACATTCACAGAAAAGTATGGTATAATAAATATATTATTCAAGCGGTGAAGCTGAGTTGAGATAGACTGGACCCGGGGGCGGTACCCGGCAGCTCCACCAAGAATACTGGCCCATAAGTAGCCTTCGTAGCACCGCCCGGGCAGTATATGATTGCTGATTATAAAATCCTTTCATATACTTAGCAGTCAGGTGATAAGGACAGTCAGATGTCTTAGGGTTTTAGAACGTGGCTTGGTTCTCCAGTATTCTTGATGGGGCTGAAATAGGATCGACAGGTATGGAGATAATGTGGAGTTTGACGGTTAATCGCGTTAAAGATTAAAAAAACTAAACGCAAACGATGATTTTGCACCTGTGGATTACGCCCTAGCGGCCTAATCGCACCGAGCCAGGAGGAGCTTGGGAACAGAATCCTCCACGGAATTTGGTCGACGGACCGGATAGTGTAGTGCAAGGAAACGCGTCTTACCAAGAGGCGTAACTTGATTGCTCAGGGGTGGTACCCAGGTTTAAAGCCTAGCGGCTAAGAATCACATCACTCTACCGAGTGGGAGTAAGTGCTAGGGGTTATGAGATATGGTATCTTGAGCGACCTAGTTGGAGGTAAACCCATAAGTCCTCTCTACGCAGTAATAACGATGCCTATGCTAATCTTTTGAAGATTGGAGTTAATAGGTTCGGTTGAAAAAAATCGGTAAGATCGTTTGGGGTGATGCCCTAATACATCCGCGGGAAGCCTATGGTTAGCTTCCCATCTTTATTTGAGACATATATAGTATAAATTGATTGGGAGATTATAATGGCAAAAATTGGCGACGATATTAAGCAAGCAATGATAGAACATGCTGAAGGACATATCGCAAAACATAAGATGAACGTAATGATATATTTTAGAAATGCAGCAGGTATAGGTGGTCAAAAGCATCCGGACGTACTTGAAGCAATTGAACAAGAGCTAGACGTAGTTGCAAAATACGATGATCAAATAGAAATGTTAAAAAAATACTTTTGATGACTACTGCGATCTGGACATTACATAAACATAATAAGTTCAATACACTTTCTAACATAGTTAAATTATTCGATAGACTTATAGAACATAAAGATCCAGAAAGAGAAAACTTATCTTGGAGTCGAGCATTAGGTGTTGTAAAAAAAACTATTTTTGAAGATAACGTAGATTCTTCTCATAACAATATTGCATTCATACGTGTTCCTTGTCTATCATATCAACCGCAGCATGCATTAGGCCATCGCAATTGGAATTGGGAAAGAGATATCCTACCAGTTGTTAATTGGTGTTTAGATAACCATATAAAAGTAGTATTAGATGATTGCTGGGAAAATGGCGCTGTTTTTTACAAAACTAGAAGAGGAAAACTAACTGAATGGTGGCCTTTTTTACTCGAGAATAATATTAAGATATTAACAAACGTGCCTCCGTTATATGATTTGTATCATTTTGATACTAAGGATGATGATACTTTTAAGTTTCAAATAGAAGACTGGAAAAAAGTTTATATTGACGCAAAATTCTTTTTGTTTCATACCAGACAAGTCCATCAACAAGAAAATTATATATTTAAAATGAATACTTATCCTACTTTACACGAAGATAAAAAATATCTATTTTCATGCATGTTTGGAGATATTACTAAAAAGAACAATGCCATGCTTTATGGTCTTCTTTTAAAAAATAATCTTATAGACGACGATGTTTTTATTTCTACGATAATGGAAAAAAGTGAACCTGAACTATTAGATAAAAAACAATATACATTACATTCTGGTAGCCGAACTCAATGGGCGATGTCTTTAAACCGCTCTCATGAAATTGTCGACTGGGTCAATGAAAATAAAGACATAATATATCAGCATATGCCCTTTGAAAGAAATGCTTGGCAAATTAATAAAATGAAGGTAGATGGGGAAGCAGAAAGAAGAATTCCACAAGAGCTGTACGACTCTCATTTTGCAATAAATGTAGAAACTATGCATTATCCTTGGTTTTATACTGAAAAAACATTCAAGCATATAATCGCAAAAGTTCCTTTCTTATCCTACGGCGGATCCTACCATAGTTCAGGTCTTAAAAAATATCTCGGATTTGAAAGATTTGAAGAAATATTTGATTATTCTTTTGAAGAAATACCACCAAAAAACACACATCATTTTTTATTAATGGACGGAATTAATAGTAATATTAAACAATTAAAACAAGAACCTGTGTCAATATTCAATCAGGCCTCTGTGAGAGAAAAATTAGACTACAATGAATCTTTATTTTACAAACTTTCTACTACAGACAGAGTAAAAGAACATTTAGAAAATATAATTGGAGCTGTGTAAATGAACATAGGATTTATTGGACTTGGAAAATTAGGCGCACCAGTAGTAGAAGCTATAAAAGAACATGGTCATAGTGTCGTTGGATATGACATAAATGGATCTGGAGTAGATTCAATAGAAGACTGTGTAAAAGATTCTGAGATTGTATTTGTTGCTGTACCTACGCCTCATGATCCAGCATATGATGGAAAATATGTATGTAGTGATCTTGAACCAAAAGATTTTGATTATACTATTGCAAGAGATGTTTTAATCGAAGCTGATAAGTACATGATTAAAGATCAGTTACTGGTCTTAATATCTACAGTCCTTCCAGGAACTACAGCAAAACATTTTCAGCCACATGTTAGGAATGCTACTTTTATATACAATCCATATTTAATTGCGATGGGAACTGTTAAGAGAGATTTCTTAAATCCTGAAATGGTCATGATGGGATCTAAAGATGAGAGAGCAATGTATAGACTAGAAGAATTCTATAGACAAATGTGTAACTGCGATAGATACATCAGAGGAACATATGAAGAATGCGAGGCTATTAAAATATTCTATAATACATTTATTACTACAAAAATAACTCTTGTCAATATGATTCAGGACGTTGCCATGAAACTTGGAAACATGAACGTTGATGTAGTCACAGATGCTCTTGCTCATTCTACTGAAAGAATTATGTCATCAAGATATATGACAGCTGGAATGGGAGACGGCGGTTCTTGTCATCCAAGAGATAACATAGCTTTAAGATATATGGCTCAAGAACTTAGACTAGGATATGACATATTTGATACTATCATAAAAGCTCGGGAAGAACAAGCTCGAAACATGGCAAACTTCTTAAAAGATTTGTCTTTGGAAAATAATCTTCCAATCGTTATAATTGGAAAAGGATTCAAGCCAGACGTACCGTATGAAGATGGATCTTCGTCTGTATTAGTATCACAGTTTTGTGATTGTACTTTTGACGATTTTTCTAATCCTGCAGTATTTTTATTAGCACATTCACGTAAGATAACTTATGGTGGCATTAATGATGATTATAAATTTCCAGAAGGATCTGTAATAGTTGACCCTTGGAGAGAAAGAAAAGACGCAATTTGGTACGGTAATACAAGAAATGAAACTTGAAATTTGGACAGATGAAGAATATAAAGGTCGACCAGCTATTTGGAATCTCTGCGATGTTAGAGGAATAACTAATTATTTCACCGGAGAACTAAAAAGAGTTATAAAAGATAAACCTGAAAAAAACGAAAATCTTAAAATTTATTTTGCTGATCGAACTATTATGGACGAATGGCAAACTGCAGATAGAGTATTATTGTGTGAAGATTATTGTTCAGATGAAATATTCTTACCAGTCTTTCAGAGAAATATAAATTGGTGTAAACGCCATAAGATAAAAACTTACGTAGATATGGTGTGGGAATGTATTGATGATCACATGTTTCACGAGGAATTTAAACATAGCAGATTATGGAAATATTTTGTAGATAATGATATAAAGATTGTATGTCATACAAGTATTGATCACCCTAATCTCGTAGACATAAACAGATTTTTTGAACTTGAATTTACAACTACTTTGTATTCAGAACGTGGTAATCATTCTTCTTTATATTTAGCGCCTAAATGGTATGATGAAAAAAAATATCTTTATTGTAGTCATTTGGGATGCGTTGCAACAAAATATGATATTCAAAGATTCCTGATTCGTGGAGAAGAAGAAGGATTGTTTGATGATGAGTTCTTTTGGTCAGTCCTGAACAAGAGACCAGAAGACGCAAAAGAATCGGTGTTTTGGAAACCTAAATATGAATATCTTTTTAATGCAAATACTTGGGAATCAAGAACTGAAAATTATTATAATAATACAATACTAAGAGAAACAATGGTTGACAAAAGAGGTAAAGAATTAGATAATAACTTTGAACTGACTGAATTAGAAAGAAGAATATCGCCACAAATGATGGATAGCGAATGCTATGTCGTTTTTGAAAATACTTATGCATTTCATACAGAAAAACTTATGAAACCTATATATGCTCAGATCCCTTTTATAATATATGCTCGACCACATCAATCACATAAAACAGGAGAACCTAATCTCTTAAACGCTAATAAAAGAATAAAGAAACTTGGGTATGAAATATTTGATGAGGTATTTGACTATTCTTTTGAAGACAAAGGATTAATAGCAGAAGAAATGATGGATGAATTTATAAAAGAATTAATTCGAGTCAAGAAAGAAGGTAGAAAGATTTGGGAACAGCCATCAATAAAAGAAAAAATTAGATATAATCATTATTTACTTTTAAAAAGATCAAGCACTGAAGAAATGATGACATATCTTCATGAAATGTTTTTAAATGATAAATAGTAATATGTTTAATTTACCAATACAGCTTACTGAAGCTGCAGAAAATTATTTAAAAGATATTGGAGATCCAAACGTTTCTCTAACCGTAAAAGGTGGAGGCTGCGCTGGATTTCAATACGTCTGGGGTACAACAGATAAAGAACCTAAAGTAGGAAACTTATGGGTTGATCCAACGGCAGAAATGTTTGTCTTTGGTTGTACAGTTGATTATGTAAAAGAAATAGGAGGATCTTACTTGAAAATTATTAATCCAAATGCTAAGGCATCATGTGGTTGTGGGGAGAGTTTCGGTGTTTGATTTAAAATTTAAAGCAGAAATTTTCTACAAAACTAAAGGGCACCTGCCTCTATCAAAAGAAACTGTTGAAGGAATGTTTGATGGTTATTTTAAAAGGGCTTGGATAAACGAAGAGTTTAATTATCCATATAAGCAAGAAGGGTTTGAAGATGCTTACGAAAAATGGATTAACAAAATTACTTCATAGCATCGTTTAAAGAATCTACAACACTATCAATATTTGGTTCCTGTCCATTAGGATCATACTTACACTGGTAAGTTACGGGACATTGTCCTTCAACGACTAATTGATAGGTATCGTTTGCTCCTTTATATAAACAAACCTGATCTCCGTTCTTGGCCATGACTCTCTTATATCTTCTACAGGTAATGTACTTTGGATCTTCTCTTATTCCAAGACGTTTTTCTTGATCCCATGTCCAGTCACTAAACTTTTTAAGAAAGCAACTAAAGCATTGTATTATGTTCTCAGGCTGTTTTCTATCCGAACCAACCGCGGTCGACACCCATGAGACCCATAACAAACAAGACAAGAATAAGAGTAGCACCGCTGAGGACAAGGGCGATGACAGTCCACTCAAATATCTTTCTTTTAAATTTTGCTTTCTCATATATTTCTTTCTGTCGTCTTTTCCGGATCTGACCTTCCATACGAAGTAGTTCTTCCCATGAAGCAGATCCATGTGTAAACATTAAGTACTGTTTTAATTCGTATCTTTGTTCTTCAAGCTTTTTTTTCGCTGCGAACGCTTCTATCGCTTCTGACTCAACAGATCCTCCCCCAAAAACTTTTTTAAAGACACCAGGACTTTGAGCATCTTTCGCGGCATTATCAATATCAGATACAGCTCCCATCCACCTGGATAGGTCCTGTGTCATAGACTCTAAATCGCGACCTGCTTGGAATGCTTTTTTGATTCCACCAAAAGCGGCGCTGGCTGTGGACATCGCCACACCAATACTAACTGGATCGAACATCTTTACTCCTACTTTATCTTCCCATAATGCAACTCAAAGGAGTAATAATATAATTCACCAAACTATTTATATAATATATACTATCAGGAGGTAATTAAAATGAATATAGGACCGTTAACAACTGCTTTTGATGAAGACATTGAAGGCGTAGTACTAAAAGAATATGTAGTTTATAGAGTAAAAGACAATAATCTCACAAGAGAAAAATTTATTAGAAGATATCACGGTGACGGAGACTACACTGATCACAGTGAATCTACACCACTATCGCCAATAGGCTTTACACTTGAAGGAAAGATTCCAGGTGTCACTGGAAAATAATTCATTTATTTTGAAAAAAAAGGTGTACTTTTAAGAAGAATTATAGTATAATATTACTATAAATTGAAAAGGAAGGAGCCAAAATGGCACATCAAGTAGAAACAATGGCGTATGCAGGGGAACTCCCATGGCATGGTCTAGGTGTTAAAGTTAGTAACGAGTTAACTCCAGCTATGATGATGGAGAAAGCAGGCCTTGATTGGACTGTTGAGAAAAAGGAACTAAAAGTTATAGATGGCATGAAGTCTATAACAATTCCAGGAAGAAAAGCTTTAATCAGATCTTCCGATGAAAAATTTCTGGATATTGTAGGTGATGAATGGCATCCCATACAAAATGCAGACGTATTCGATTTCTTTACAGAATTCGTAATGGCAGGTGACATGGAAATGCACACTGCAGGATCACTTAAAGGTGGTTCAATCATATGGGCTCTTGCAAAAGTAAAAGAGTCTTTTGATGTATTCGGTGACGACAGAGTAGATGCATATATGCTTCTTTCTTCTCCTCACCAATACGGTAAGTCTATGGATGTTAGATTTACTCCGATCAGAGTTGTTTGCAATAACACTTTGACAATGTCTCTTCAGGCTGAAGCCAAGAGATCAGTAAGAGTTGGACACAGGACTGCCTTTGATCCTGATAGTGTTAAGGAAACACTAGGTATCGCTCATGAAAAATTTGCGAAGTACAAGGACATGGCTCAGTTTCTTGGAAGCAAAAAGTTTTCAGTCGACGCGCTTGTAAAATATTACAATGAGCTTTTCCCAACTACTTCTAAAAAAGAAGAGGAGAAAGTCAAAGCCGTTAATGGTTATGACGATATGTCAAGAGCTGCAAAGATGTGCTACGACGCACTTGAAGTTCAACCAGGTGCTGAGTATGCACCAGGTACTTGGTGGCAGGCTCTGAATTCAGTAACATATATTACTGATCATCATCAGGGTAGAAACGCAGAAAACAGGCTACACAGCCAGTGGTTCGGTTTCAACCAAGGTCGTAAAGTAAGAGCTGCTGAAAAAGCAGTTGAATTCGCTAGAGCCTCTTAAGGCTCTAGTTAACCCTAGAATAAGGAAATAATATGGAACTAAATGAATTTATAGCTGTAATAGGAATTGCTGCAACTAGCTTTTTAACAGGTTATTTGATAGCTGATTTACAAAGCTTTAGAAGGTACATTAAAGAAAATTGCTTGAAGTAGCTGTCAAAGCGTTCTTTTTAATAAATAATTCTTATGACAAGAACAATATTAAAAGGAGTAACATGCATGAATCAGACAAGGATGATCCATGTGATGATGTTTCTGGAAAAAACGCATTAGAAGGCTGGATTAAAGCCTCAGAAAACACCACTAAAAAGAAGAAAAAAATTGAAAGGGATTATCCGCCTTATCCAGGTATTGAACCCGAAGACAATGAATAGTTTGTAATAAAACTGTAATAAAATTGTTTTTAAAAATTTAATACAAATTTGATATATAGAAGCAGAGGCCTTAAAATCTCTGCTTTTATTTAATTAAAAGGTAAAACCTATGAAAAAGAAATCTAAAAAATTAATTAAGAAGGTAAATGCTATGGACATGAGTATTCAATGGTTGTTAACTAATCCAGTTACTACTGCTTTAGTAGGACTAATTATTTTTTATATCGGTCTTAAAATGTTTTCAGGCGGTATGAAATCAATGGGTAATATGGAACACCTACAATACTTTTTAGGGAATCCAATTTATATGTTCTTCGGTGGAATCATAATGACACTCGCATGGCAATCTAGTTCGCTATCGACCACAGCAATTATTGCTTTAGTTGCATCTGGAGCTCTACCGCTTCCAGCTGCGGTTGCTTGTGTATTAGGTGCAAATATAGGAACTACAGGAACTATATGGTTAGCTGGATTCTTTGTATCTGATGGAATGCCGAAAGGTGATACTTTACGTATCGCAATGGCGCATACTGGAATGAACTTAGCAATGGCAATAATGCTATTACCATTTGTACATCACATCGCTAAATTTCTTGGAAGATTTTAGGTGTCAAATAGTTGACACTACAAAAAATTAAAGTGTCAATAAATTGTTATAAATAACTGGTAGGGGCTATTCTAGCCTTGATAAACTTTACCTCAAACTGGAGACGATTATGAAGAAACTACTAGCAGCAATATTACTTGCTACAGTCTCAGTACTACCTGTTAAAGCTGATGTTTTAGGGTTGGACTGGAAATTAACAGGCAACTATAATCTTACTGATGAAGTATCACAGTACGATATACAAGTTGGCAAAACTATAGATCTTGTTGGTGGTTTGGCACTAACAGCTGACTTGGACTACGACATCACGACAAGTACTTTTGGCGGATCTGACTATAAGATCGCAATGGATGATGCGTTAGGTATATCTGGTTTAGAACTATATGGTAAGACCGGTCTAGACGTAGACTGGAAAAAAGAAGACTATAATGTGGGGTTTGTATTAGAATTTTAATCTAAATAAAACGAAAAATAAAAAAGGGCGGTTGCAATAAAACATCCGCCCTTTTCTCGTTTTAGGCCTATACTACGGCAACTCTTAAATCATTTCGTAATTTTGCTTCCATGTGAGAAATTAAAACCTTTCTCATTGCAGTTGCTCTGTTACGATCACTGAATGAATACTCTCTTACATCGTTGTTATCTACTCTAATACTAAAAACGAAAAACGCACCTTGCTTTTTAACACTTGATGCGCTGCCTAGAGCAACCCGTTTTGGGTCTATTCTAGCGCCAAAGTTTGTTTCTATTATTGTCATTAGTCTGCCTTCCATATTGTCCATGCTCCATAGATTATTGCTAATCCAGCAGCTATTTTTGCGAGTGGAGTTAAGAAAAGAACTAACAATCCAAGTGCTATTAACATTGCACCGTCCCATGTAGTTCTTTCTGAGATTCTATTCTTTACCCAATTAATCATTACTTCTTATTCCATATGTGCCATAAGACTGCAATTGCGACTAAACCTACTAGACCTTGGTCACTAAAATTACTGATCAGTCCCAGAATGTTTTCTGTTACGTTTACTTTTGGCCAAAATGGAATGTTCATACCATTGAATAAGATCTCTAGTACGATTCCAAGACCGATTAAACTTACGCCGGCTTCTGCTATTCCACCAGCCCAAGATTTAATTGATTTTAATATATCCATGTATTCCCCTCCTATATTGTTTCGGGTGTAGTATTATTTATCATTCTTTTGATTTGAACTAACGTGATTTACCTTGTCCACGGTAATTTTTTGTCATACGTCTTTTATGCTTATTCATAGTCGACGTAATAGGTTTTCTTCCTATAGAAGTACCTTTTATTGTAGGAGTGAATATTACTGTCCCAATCATCTTTTGTTTTGCCATTATATCCTCTGTTACATTTATGTCACATTATTATATATTATGAAAATAACTGTGTACATTCTCAAAAAACTGTTGTATTATACTATTATAACAAAGGGAAATAATATGTTTACACCAGATACAATAGCAATAACAATAATGTTAATAGCGCTTTTCATAACAGTGAAGGTGGTCTTTGGACCTCACATATAATGGCAAAGTTTCGTAGAAAATTTTTAAAGCCGACAAGATTTAATCCTAAGGGACATATGTACGTTGGCGTTGTTTGGCCAGTCGAAGGTAGTACTGGAAAGAAATATGATGTAGAATTAACTGACGAAGGATTTGAATGTAACTGTCATGGATTTGGATTTCATGGATATTGCAAGCATTCAAAGGCTGTTCTTAAAAAAGTAGAACAAACTACGTTTGATAGCTTTGTGAGGGTTCTATGAGTAAAGGAATCAAAGGAAGAGGAAAGATCTCTTCAACATCTAGGTCTTGGGAAAAAGCTTTAAAAAAGAATGGGAACAAAAAAATCAGAAAACAGGGAAAGAAAGTATTCAGAAAGGTGAAATAATGTTAATTCAGACTCAACCTCAAGCACAACAATGGTTCTGCAACATATCTGGACAAAAAGTTGCTATTTACCCCAATTTTAAAAAAGGTACGTACACAGCTCGATTTTTTGTTGATAATTATGTGACTGCATCAGGAAAAAACCATTCTCAAAGAAGCTATGTAAATAATCATAAAACAGCAAAAGAGGCTAAAGAGTTTGCTGAAAATATGTGTTGGTACTTATCCCCTAAAACTGCTGGTGATGAGAAATTTCTTACTTCTGTATATAAAAACTTTTTTAGGATTAAAAAATGACTGAGATCGGCTGGTTAATTGTAGCTTACATCATAGGTGTATTGTATATTCTATCCCCTTGGATAGCTGTTACATATTTGTCACACTATGATGATAAAAAGAAAAAAAATGAAAAAAAGTGAAAATAACTGTGTACAACTGCGTGAAACTATTGTATATTAGTAGTATAAGGTAAATAAAAAAGGAAGAATAAATGTCAAACGAATCAATATTTTTAGAAGCAGATAACGGCGGAATCGCTATATACGAAGGCGCTGGTAACAGAGTCGATTGGGCGAAGGATGTTCTTTCACTTTCAACAGTCATCGAAAACTGGGATCTTCTAGACAGACCTAATGTTTTCTTCACTAGCTCAATGGATTTTGCTAGTGAGAATGGTTTCAAAAGAGACCAAGACGCTAGAATTCTTTTTGGCGAAGCTTCAACAATCGTTCTTCGAAGAGAAGAAGCTGATGAAGAGCATAGAAGATTTGTGAATAAAGCTATTATTGAAGGAGTTATATAATGAGAAAAGATTTAGCAGATATTGTAGTAGCTATCTCTCAAATGACAGATAGATCAGACTTAAAAGTTTTAAATGATACACTTTTTAGACAGTTCAAATACTTACAACAGCTTGATGCTAAAAAAGCTAAAATAAAATTTAGAGTTGGTCAAGAAGTTTCTTTCTTCTCAAAATTAAGTGGAGCTCTTCCACATACTGGAAAGATCAAAAAGATCAACCGAACAAAAGCTATCGTTGCTATTCCAGGTGAGTTTGATTGGAATGTACCGTTAGAAAAACTCAAAGCAGAAGGTGTTGCTTGATGTTATATGAAGTGCACTATAACGATATCTCAGGATGGAAGTACATGTACGTAAAACTTACTTCTGTCCAGGCAGCAGCAATTGCAGCTAGATTAAATAATGACGCAAGATGTGTCAACGTAGTAACTAAGAAAGAGGAATATGTATAATGAAATGTAAATACAAATATAAATTTCCAGTAGACGAATTTGGCCGTCCAGGTGGAATGTACAGTTTAGCAGATTTACCAGTTGTTGGTTACAAGATACTTGAAAGAGTTGGTACACTCAAGAAGCGTGATACTGCAAAAGAACTTTATGAACTTCAAGATAATGTTAACAACTGGACTTTAGTAGTACCATTTGAAGATGTAGAGATCATAATGTCTTCACTAACGGAGGTTATATAATGGGATTTGCATATGATGACAAAAGAAACTCAAACTACTTAGGTAGGTTTGACAGAACTAATCAAAGTGATATGATGGAATTAAACATCGCTAAAAAGATGGTTAAGCATTTCAACAAAGATCAAAGAAATAATAAATCCTTTGACATCTCCGGCGCAGTTGTAAAATCAAATCCATATAGATGGAGAATAGAATACAGAGGTCGCGAAGTCTTTAAAAAAGTTAAAGTAGAAGGTTTCAGCAAAGGTCCTGTTAAATTTGGTCCATGTGGCAATATTGCAGGTGGTATGAAAAATGCCAAAGTTGTAGATGCATATATCTACAGACGATACGAATACTAGAATTTCTCGGTATCTTCCTTTTATTTCCTTATAACCGAGAGAGGAAAGGGGCCCCACAAGGGCCCTTTTTCATTTTAAACATATAAATAGACTTTAATAACGGAGATATAAATGGCAAACTTAGATAACGTATTTTTAAAGAAAGCTTTAGACAGGACCTCATTTAATATTGGTGAGAAAGATATGCAGTCCACCAAGTACAAGTCTGAGATTCGATATCTTTATATGCAACACATGTTTCCTAAGTTTCCTGAAAGACTCTTTGTATCTCAAGTTAATAAAAACAGTCTAAATAGAGCTATTGGTGCATTAAAAAAAGAAAATGGAGCTCAGTTTCAGAATCTATTAAAATTTCAACCAGGTGGACTTGGACCAGGAGAAGTATTAATGTATTTTCTTATTGATGGCGCTCAACTCGGAGGTGCAGGATCTGCGGGAGTGGATCTAGTAGTGGGCTCAAACAAGTATGAGATTAAAGCCGCAGTCATTAAAGCAGATGGAAGTGAAGCATTAGGATATAAAACTGGTGGTACATTTAATATTGCAGATTTGATGACAAGATTTTCAGATCTTAAAAGAAGATCTAGTGGTGCTGGCAGTATGACAGAAATAGGTGTTAAAGATATTGCAAAAATTAAATCAAGTGGACTTGAAACTGAATTTAAAAAGTTAAATGAAGATTATGCGAAAAGAGCTTATGATAATTATTTTAAAAATCATGAGATTATGTTTATAAGAAATAATCCAGGTGCTAATATAGGAACAGTAGAAGCTGTCATGATTCCCAAACTAAAACAAATAGGAATAGAAAGAATGACTTCTGGTACAATCAAGCCAACGGTGTTTTTAAAGAGATGAACTTTTCAGACTTCATAGATCTTAATGAGGCTAAGAACACTCATATGACTCATATCGAGGATCGAGTCATTTATGGTGGTGTTAATGGTACTCGTGAAGCAATATTTGCTCTTAGAGATTTAAGAGATATGTTAGGTGGTGTGAAAGATGGAAGTGTGAGTGTTAAGTGGGACGGAGCACCCGCAATCTTTTGTGGTACTGATCCATCTGATGGTAAGTTCTTTGTTGCAAAGAAAGGTATCTTTAATAAAAATCCAAAGATCTACAAGACAAATAAAGACATTGATGCTGATTCTGATGGTGCACTTAATAAAAAATTAAAGTTAGCACTTCAATACTTACCAGATCTTGGAATCAAGGGTGTTATTCAAGGAGATTTTTTATACGGTCCTGGTGATTTATCTAAGCAAAAAATAAAAGGAAAAAAGTATATAACCTTTCACCCAAATACTATTGTGTATGCAGTTCCAGATGATACACCTTCGGCTATGGAAATTAAAAGAGCTAAGATCGGAATAGTATGGCATACGACTTACATAGGCAATTCATTTGAAAGTATGAGAGCCTCATATGGCGTAGATGTTAATAGACTTAGAAAGTCACCAAATGTTTGGTCACAAGATGCCATGTTAAAAAACGTTATGAGTGCTACTATGAATAAGAAAGATACAGACACAGTGAATGAATATCTAAGTGAGATAGGACGAGTGTTCAATAGAATAGCAGGATCTACACTAAGACAGCTTGAAGCTAACAAAGACTTAGCTCAACATATTGAGCAGCATTCAAATACTTTTGTAAGAGCCGGTCAAGTTCCGCCAGATCCTAAAAGGCGTGTAGCAGCTCTAATGAAATTTATCAATACTAAGTATAAAAAAGAAATTGCTGGAAGGAAAACCTCAAAAGGCAAAGCCGGACAACAAAAAAAGCTTGATGAACTATTAGATTTCTTTTCACCACGCAATAGATCGAGCCTAGAACAAATGTTTGATCTACAAAGACTTATTGTTCTTGTAAAATTAAAACTTATAAATATACTAAACCGTCTTAATAAGTTAGATACATTTGTTAAGACTAGAAATGGATTTAAAACAACAGGACAAGAAGGCTACGTAGCAATAGACAGACTTGGTGGTGACGCGGTAAAGATTGTTGATAGATTAGAATTTTCATACAACAACTTTTCGCCTAATGTATTAAAAGGATGGGACAAAGCCGGGAGATAAAAATGAGTTTACCTAAGAACTTAAAACTAACAGATTTAATTCTGAAAGAACCTGTGGACTTCAAAGCCATGGGTCAAGATGATCAAATTAAGTATCAAAGACACCGCAGAAGAACCAGTTACACAGGTGGAGAGTCTGTTGCATTCACATTTGGTTCTAATAAAAGAAACATAAATCCAGAAAACCTTACTCGAGAAGATATAAAGTTTCTAAAACAGATGTCGAAAGATGATCTGAGAGAAGCACTTACACTTATTCAAAGAATAAGACGAGGAAGGATGTTAAAAAGAATTAAAGCAAAGATACAAAGAGGAGCGAGACTTGCAAGAAGAAGAGTTGCTAGTCTGGCAACATTAACTAAGAGAGCAAGAAGAGCCGCTCGTAATCTTATTCTTAATAAAATAACTAAAGGCGTTAAAAAAGGAGATCTTCCTTTTGCTCGTAGACAAGAGTTAGAAAGAAGATTAGAAAAACCCGCTATTGCAAGAAGACTAGCTACGATAGCAAAAAGATTAATACCACAAATGAGAAAAGCAGAAATACAAAGAAAGCAATCAGCGAGGGCGAAGTCATAATGATAAAAGGTTTTAGTCAATTTTTAGTTGAAGAAGAAAAGAATGTTTTCTTCACGTTCGGCAGAATGAATCCGCCGACAGTAGGTCATGGTTTACTTATTGACAAACTAGCTTCTATGTCTAGTCGTAATCCTTACAGAGTATACTTATCGCAGTCACAGGATTCTAAAAAGAACCCTTTGTCGTATAATGATAAAGTTAAGTTTTCTAGAAAGATGTTTCGAAAACATGCTAGATCAATAATGATGAATAGAAAAGTTAAGTCTGTAATGGATGTTGGTACAACATTATATGATGAAGGATTTAGAAGTATAACAATGGTAGTAGGTAGTGATAGAGTAAGAGAGTTTAAAGTATTATTAAATAATTACAATGGTAAAAAGAGTAGACACGGTTTTTATAACTTTAAAGACATTAATGTCATGTCTGCTGGTGATAGAGATCCAGACAGTGATGATGCATCAGGTGCATCTGCCACTAAGCAAAGAAAAGCAGCAGTAGATAATGACTTTGTCAAATTTTCACAAGGTCTTCCAAAAGATTCTTCTAATAAAGATGCAAAGGCCTTGTTCAACGCAGTGAGAAAAGGAATGGGATTGAAAGAAGAAACAGATTTTAGAAATAATGTAAAGCTTGACGCGGTATCTGAAATTAGAGAGAAATTTGTTAACGAAGATATTTTTAATATTGGCGATCAAGTAGTAATTAAAGAAACTGATGAAGTTGCAACTATATCGCACAGAGGATCAAACTATGTAATATTAGAAAAAAGTGATAATACAATAGTTCGTAAATGGCTTGATGCTGTTGAAGCACTTGATGCAAAAGGAATACAGGCTGTAGGATGGAATGATTATAAAAAAGATAGTAAGAAAAGTATGAATCCAGAAAAGCCAGATGATGGAACGAATGCAGCAGCACAGAAAGCTTTA